TGAGTTCTTGTTCCTGCAAAGGATAGCAAGTAACCACCTGGTTTCAATACTCTTAAACATTCTTCCCACATCTCAACAGAAGGCACATCATAATCCCACTTTTTGCCCATGAAACCACCAGTAGATTTATTCCCACTATTCTTAGCAGCACTCAATCCGTATGGCGGGTCAGTTACGATACTATCTACTGAATTATCATCTAATTCTTTTAGTTTATCTAAACTGTCACCAAGAATACATTTATTTTTTGTTGTGTATTCATTCATATTATTCAAATCCTCCCATATCATTATACTTTTTCGACAAAGTTTTTCTTAAATATTCTTCTGAATTATCCATTTTTCCTTGAGCGTCCTTCCCATCAACAGTTGAAGCATCATGTACTTGTATTAACCCTGTATTTGTATTAATACTCGCAGGAAATGTAATTCCATCAATTCCAAATCTATTTTTAATGACATGAAATCTGCCCGTGTTAGCTATCTTATCTTCTACCTTACGACTTATACTCATTACAAAATCTGCCGTCATTACTTTGGAATAATCTTCAGCAACTTTGCTTGCATCAATTACTTCTTCCTCCAAGCTGGATCTGTTTGCTTGGCTAGCAGTCCAAATTGGAATATCGAATTCTCCTGCAACACCACGTAAATTCTCATACGTTTCTCCAGTTGCATGCCTCTTCTCTTTATAGAACGCAGTAGGTTTCAGAATATCAGCATAATCCACTATTACTATATCAGGCTTAATCTCTTGCAATTCCATCTGTTTTAAGTGAGCCGCTATTGTATTTACAGTAGCAGACCGAGTTGGATAATACTTAATAATTAATTTGCCTGTAAGTTTATCAATTACTGATTGAACGTCATCTTGATAAAATTTTATATTCGATGTAGTAATTCCACTAAATACTGTATCGTATCTTAACCCAACATAATTTGCGTTCAATTCCAATGTATAATGTACTACTGTTTTTCCACATTTTACAGCATGCGCACCTAATGATTGTAATGCCCATGTCTTACCAATTCCAGCAGGCGCGACTAATACTCCTAATTCTCCACCAGCCAATCCACCATCCATTACCCCATTCACAGCATCCCACGGAGTTCCCAATGTTTCTCTTACCGAACCAGTAAGCCTATCTTCTAATGATATGATGTAATCATGACCCAAATCTCTTTCACTGCCAGCTTTCATAGCATTATCAATAATAACTTTTATCTCATCATACTTTTTCTGTTCAAGTAAATCTACAGCATCTACGATAGCGCCTTTAAGTACCTGGTTCTTACAGAATCCTAACGTTTCCTGCTTTACGAATTCTAAATCAGTAGCTTCGATGTTTCTCCAAGCATCTTTAAGATTTTCTATAACAGACACTTTTAGAATCTCATTTTCTAATTGAGTAATTTTAATCTTCAATACTTCAAGTGTAGGAGCTTTTCTAAACTCTATGAAGTATTCGCTTATCTGTTTAACTAACCAGGCATTAGCATCAGAATCAAAGTATTGTGGCTCTAATATATCACTAATAGTTTGTATAAATTTATTATCTGATAATAATGATGATATTATCTTTGCCTGGAACGTCGGACCAAAAGAGTTGAAATTTTCACTCACCATATAACTCTTTTCTTTGCTTTTCCTTTAATTCCATCATCTTTTTTCTTCTGTATCTTTCACGAGCCTTTGCTTGTAATACTGCTCTGTTTCTATAATAGTATTCCATAGACCATTTTCTCTGGGCTACCTTCTTTTCTTCTTTTGAGTTATATTTCGTTTGACGACCCATGCGTTTTTTCCGCCATTTGATTGAGTTTTGTAAAACATTGTACCATCCAGCTATCCATATTTGGAAGTGATGCAAACAACCTATCTTCTATAAATCTTTTCTGAAACTGCATTTTGTTTAATTTGTTTATTGGTTCTCTTACTTTATCCATTATCTTAGTTTTAGCAGAAGCACTAATATCTACTTCATCTAATTGCATTAATGAGTAATTTCTTTTTAATAATTCTTCACTCTCTTTTAACTTTTCATCTTCTTCAATAATGTCATCAATAGTAAGTATCTTATCTTCGAGTAAAAGTGGTAATTTTTTTTGTATTGTTTTTAATCCCCAACCACGGACACCATCTATATTATCAGATTTATCTCCGTCGATAGCCCTATATACTGCAAAGTTATGTGATGGTATTCCGTAATCTTCTAATACTTCTGGTGCACCATATAACTTCTTTTTAGTGGGAGACCATACTGAAACTCTTGAATTTACAAGTTGTAGAAAATCTTTATCCGTAGACATTAGTACCACTTTAGATGTGGTAAGAAGTTGTTTTGTGATGTAAGCCATCGTATCATCAGCCTCTATACTTTCAATCGTAATTGTAGTTACAGGAAGATAATCCAAATAATCAATGACTCTCGTTAATTGAGAAATCATCGAGTGTTTTTCATCATCTCTCGAATTGAAATCGTATGCCCGATTTAATCTTTTGGACATTTTACGACCAGCCTTATACTCTGGAAATATTTTCTTCCGGCGGTCAGACCCACCCTTTCCATCAAATGTAATAATACATCGGGTGGGTCTTATTGTTTTGATAGCATAACCGATTGATCTTAGAAAACCAACTATTCCCCCAACGTGAGCGCCGTCATCATTGAGAGTTGGTACGATACTAAACGATCTTATAAAGGTGTTTAGTCCATCTATTATCAATACCTTATCATCAGGTTCACTATCTTCTATCTGACCACCATTCTTAGTAATCTCATTAAGTATAGATAAATATCTTTCATTAGTCACCCAAAACCTCATCAGTTTGGATTACATCATCTATACCCAAGTCAGCCTTTTCATACTTCAATATCACTTTATCACAAATTAGTTTATAACAATGAGCTTTAAAATCTTCATCTTTTAATTTATCAGCCCATTCCTTCGACTGGAACTTAACTTCATCACCATTGTGGTCTGTCATAGAATACCAAGCGCCGCTGGTTTTTACTATACCATGCTCTTTCATTACTACTAACCAGCTGCCATCATCATCTACACCACTCTCAAAGTATAATGGAAACTCTGCTTTCCTCAAAGGTGGACCCAATCTATTTTTAACAACTTGAGCCAAAATGGTCATACCAATTACATTCTTTTTCTTATCTTTAATTTGACCTTTATTCTTTAATCTAATACGAGTTGAAGCGTGAAATGGAAGAGCCTTACCGCCTGAAGTAGTATATGGATCTCCAAACATAGCTCCTAATTTTACTCTTAATTGATTAGTAAATACAAGAGCAACCCTCTGCCTACCAATCATTTGAGTAATCTTTCTCATAGCTTTAGAAATGATGATTGCCTTACTTGTAGCCCAACCATCTTTATCAAAGTCAGCATTTAATTCCACCTTGGTAGAAGCAGCCGCCAGTGAATCAACTAATATAGTTACTAATCTATCTTTATCTGATTCCCTAACTTTCGTTATGATTTCTTCAATGGCTTCAAATATATCTTCTGTAGTTTCTAAATGTAAATATAACATATTACTTATATCCACTCCAATCACCTCTAAGAAATCCTCACTTACAGCAGTTTCAGTATCTATATAAACAGCAACTCCACCCTTCTTTTGAGTTTCAGCAAGTAGGTGTGCACCAACTAATGATTTCCCACTACTTTCAAGTCCATTTAATTCTGTGATTCTACCTACTGCGATTCCACCATCTGGTCTATTAGAAATTGCCAAATCTAACATTGTTGATCCAGTTGAAATAAATTCTTTAATATCTGTTGGCGTTGCGTTTGCGCCACCCAAGAAGTGGGCGACTTTGTAATCCTTAAATTTCTTATTCAAGGAAGTGGCTAATGTGTTAGCCAAGTCGTCTTGTATCGACATATAATTCTCCTAATTAAAATGGTGGTTGTGTCCGGCTTTATAGACGATGCGTCGCACACAATCGGTTTTATTAGTTGTTGGCTTCAACAACCACCATAGTTTATAACCCTACTTACTTATTAAATAAGTCATCAAATGCCGCACTGGCATCTTCTACTTTTGTTTCACTAGCAACAACTGAAGTTGGAGCGGTTTCCTTTTCAGTTGTTTCTGCTTCACCATCTGGGTTTAACCATTCGTTTAGAACGCCGGTTAATTCATCATAGGATAGTTCCTGATATAATTCAGTAATATCTTTTTGATTTTCCAAGAGAGCTTCCATTTGAGCTTTATCCTCCACGATAGGTGTTTGATTAGGTTTCACACGAACATTCGTCTTTGGAAATGAAGCACCACTTTCTTCAGCAGTAATGAATTCTACGGAAACATCACGACCACTAACAGCGTCTGTAATATCACCATAATCTGGGTCGGCAATTACACCGAGTAATTCTTGATAAACAGTTTTACCAAATCCCCAGAAACGAACTCCTTGAGTTTCTTCACCACGAACGATAACTGGAGCAAAGGTTCTCATTTTTGCTTCCAATTTACGAGCCATCTGATATTCCTCACGATTTCCGCTTGTTTTAAGTTTTTGTGCAAACTCTTCAATCGGGTCGGGGCGACCAAATGTAATTGGTGAAAGATATGTTTTATTATTCAAACCAAAATGGAAGAACAATTCAATGAAAGGATTGTCCTTATTATGTTTATATGGTAACACACGAATTACCTGTTTACCAGGCTGTGGTTTCCATAAGTTTGAAGTTCTGTTATTTGTTGTCTGAAGTTGGTTAAGACGCTTACGAATCGAATTAATATCCATTTGTTATTCTCCTGTATTATTAGTTATTTTTCATTTGTCAGTTACTACCATCAGTAACCATTTGATAATATATATCAACCAAAAAGGCTAAATACAATTATTTTTTTACTCTTTTTCAGATTTTTTTGTATCCACGATACTGTGTATTTTTGTTGGTATTTTATTAAGTCCCATATCATTGGTAAGCAATAAACTATTTTGATATTCTTCCCAAGGTACTGGAAACCTTTTATCTAATACCCCATTATTTAATGACCTAATTACCTCATTAAGAGCATTTATAGTATATAATGTATTACTTTGTTTCTTGCGGTGCAATGAAATAGTATTTGGAATATTTTCCATATAATTTTCTTCATCGTATTCAATATTATATGTACAAATTAATTGTGATGAATCATTAAGATTTTGGAATACATATATCTTATTGTATAGAATATCGTTACATTCTATAATGAGTTCAAAAATATCATCAAGTTGATGTTTAGCAGTGAAAGTGCAGAGAAGTTGTGATTTCATTAACCAACTCCTAGCTTATTTCGTTCTTTGGAACTTATTTCTGGTTCAGGTGGATATTCCTCTTTATTAGCATCATACAACTCTTTTGCAAAATCTGTTGCAATAGCGAACTCTAAACCAACACTTGACGCGTAACCTTTTCCTTTTTGTCTTACTTGAACTTCTGCTATGGAAACTTCTTTAGCTGGTTTTTGTGAACGATAGACCAAGTAATTTTGACCTAAATCATCATCTTTCATAGTTAATCCAGCTTTAAAGTCATCATAATTATCTATACCAAACATTCTTTTTAATGTTTTAGGATCTGCGGATAATCCACCTATTGCCATTTTTTCTTCACCCTCTAATAAAGATTTCATAGGTAACTTTTCTGCTAATGCATTTAAACACCCCTCTTTAGCTTCTTCATCTTCAACTAAAAATTGTATAGTATCATTCTCATATCTTTTTATTGAACCTTTAGGAAACTTTCCGTCTTCACCTTTTTCATAACCCAAATGATTATTTAAAAATTTACTTGCCTCTGATTCCCCATCATTACCATTTGCAATTTCATTTGCTCTTTGTACTGCAGCATGCATAATCATATACTTTTTAAATCTAGTCGTGTCGCCTGTACCCATAACTTCTTTAAATCTAGCTCTATCTATTGGTGGTGGAATTTCCATAGATGATAATTCGTCTAATATTTCTTGTGCTTTTGAGTCTATAGTATATCCTTTTTTAGCATCACCTTTAATTACTCCTAATGATGCAAGTGTTATTTTCAAATTTTTATTTTTGATTACATTTTCGTTAAGCAAATCATCTGAGGTATATTTTAATGTTTTTGCTTTAGTTCCATATTCAATAGGTCTTTGTATCTCACCTTTTTTATATTCTTTTATATCTGCCTGTGGTGGTACTTTATCAGACCAATTATTTATATCAGTAACAACTCCGTTGTATATATTAGCTGTTGAATCTTTTTTAAGTGATATTTCATCTAATACAGGTTCACCATTTACTTCTAACTTAACATACATATCAGATGAAAATCCTTTGTTTGCATTATAATCATCATTACCTAATGCTTCAAACTCATTCTGTACATCCCATGCACTATTACTAATACTCCAATTACCTTTACCAAACTCTGAATTATATCTTTTCATAGTAACAGTTCTTACATGTTTTACTGATTCTAACCAATCTTTTGTCACAACCGGTTTACTACCTTTTGGATACTTACCAACTTGTTTATTCAATGTTTCCATAAAACCATCAAATTCTTCATCATTCATTCCAACACTTGCCATCGTAAGTATTTCACCTGCCTGAGATTGTATTTTACCGGCACCTACTCCTGTCATATAATCTGTAATACTTTGTTTACCGAGTTTTGAGTTCATTAATCGAGTGATTACTTTTTGATATTTTTTTGGTATCTTACCACTTGCAAAATATTCATCTAATGCAGATTCTTGTAATTCATCTTCTTCATTTTCAAAATTTGATTCTATACCTTTTTCTGAAAACTCTTCATCCGAAATACCAGTATCAGGATTAGAATATACTTCTGATTCGGATGTGTTTACATCCTTTAGAGATTTATCTTTTTGATTTGGCTCTCCAGATTTTATTCCCTCACCTTCTTCATCATCTTTTGGTTGTTCATCTCCTTTTTCTTTTTCATCTGGTTTATTCTTATCTGAAAATCTTTCAAAATCATCTGGTTCTAATCCTTTGGATTGTTGTTTATCATCACCTGTATCCGTAATTTGTTTTGCTTTATCATAAGCCGGATGTTCTTCACCCTGCTTTAATGCACCACCAACTGTTATCTCTTTATCTTCACCATCATCATTTTTATACTTAATAACCTTCTTCATCAATTTTTCTCTATCCGATGGCTGTTCCATCAAATTATTCATTAATTCAGATCTCTGTTCTAAATTCCACCCAAAATCTTTTAAAACTTCATCTAATAAAATTTGATGTCCCATACTCTTTGGATTAGGTTTACCATCATTAGTACGATAAGCCCACTCTACTAATATCTTTTTAATGTCTGTAATCATATAAACTTTCCTGTAGTGTATTTATAACTATAAATATCACGGTTCGTTATTTATCTATATAATAAGGTCTGTAAGAATCTATCACTCTCCACCCCTTATTTTTTTTCTTTCTAATTAAATTATGTGGACTGACTCTACGGTTTCCTGCTAAATTATTATCATCATTATATTTATCAAAAAAATTAACAATTTCATACTGTCCATTAAATTCATAAATATCACTTTGTGGAGATTCAATAATATATTTTCTAAAATTATGATTATTGGAATTCATAAATCTTTTTCTTAACAACTCCTTAGTTTCTTTAGAATGAGTCCTATTGGTAAACCCGGTAGTCGGTAAATTTCCAGTATTAGCAATACTTATTTTTTTCTTAGTTTCATCAGACAATATTCTGCCGGTCATTGACTTTGAATGTTGCAATTTAACTTTTTTAGCAACGTCAACACCATACATTTCTTCATAAGTTTTACCCTTCTTTTTTAATGATTGTTTATCCTTTATAAGTTTAGCCTTATTACTACCATGTATTTCATCATAAGTTTTACCAGTAATATTCTTCATATAATTCTTCAGCCCGTTAACAATATTAACATCATTTTTATGCCTATTTGTCATTGCGATGGATTGTTTTTTTCTAATTTCATCTGTTGACCTACATCCATTACCACCATAAGTTAAATTACATAAATTATCGATTCCCAGTTCTTCAATTTTCTTCTCTTCCACTTTATACGCGAGTTCTTCATCAGTTGTTTTATATAATATTTCATATTTAATTTTATATCCAGATTCTAAAATTTTTACTATTTTATAATATAGATGTTTATTCTTTAACTCTTTACCAGTTTTAACAGTATTTTCATGATAATACATTCTACTACCATTGCCCTTCCCAACATAAAAAGGATTGTCAGTTTCACTGTTTTTTAATATATATACATAATATTCTACATTTTTCATCACTTTATTTCCATATTATTTTCAGATTCCATCTATTGATAAGTATCATATTTTAATAAAATCACTCATATTATGATAGTTGAATCCATATTTTACTTTAACTTTAAACTTCTCATCCTCTAATATATCTTTAATGGTTAAAATAAAATCCTTGCCATCAGATAAGTGCATATCAAATAAAAAAGAATCGTATGTATATAATATAAATTTACTTTTACAGTTACCCGAGCCAATAAACTCACGTAACTTAGTCATGGTTGTAACACTATACTCAAATTCTGCTGACTGTAAAAAATAATTAAATAATTTATTCTTATTCATATTTGTTAAATTTTGTTTATATATTTTCCTTTTAAAAAGAGCTGTTTCAGTATAACCATTGTGATTATATTCACGCCACATGTCATTTATATAATTATCCACACTAACAAAAAATGGAATAACTCTCAATACATCATCGGGTATATGACCATACAAATATTGAAAGGTTAAAATTTTACTTTCTTCTCTAGCAGTACCATAATATTTCCCTAATTGTACATATACATCACCATCAAATTTATATCCTACTATATCTGCAATTATAGATGGATGGTAAGCATCATAATCCATCTCCACTAACATTCCATCTTTACCAAACCTACTTACGAACTTCTCACGACTTCCATCTTTCTTATTAAGAGCGGCAAAGTTAATACCACCGAATCTATTAGATGGTCGTCCAGTTAAAGTGTATGGATTGTATTCTGAATATACCATACC